ATTCGCTGATCACGAATATATGCATTTATCTTCTAGGAACGTTTTGAACGTTCTAGGATAGTATGGTTACTATCTGATTGACTTAAAGTATTTAGCCGGCAACGAGGAGTTACAGAAGCGTGGTGAAAAGATCCCACCCCCGACCGGAATTTTGCTTTGAGCAAGGCGACACATCGCATACGTGGGAATTCTTTAAAGTATCTTCAGGAACGTGAAAACTCTTATCTCGTATACGTGGGAATTCATAGTCGCCTGTTGCTAAATTAGAAGACTCTTATGTCATTTGCTAGCCACCTAACCAACCAAATTTAGATCATCCATCTTCGTACTTTGTAGTATTGTTAATGGAAACGGTTTTCGTAAAAAGGGCTTTACCGTTTGTATAAAAAAGCTGGCGTTATTTGATGCAATAAGTTAGATTGTATCGTAGTGCGCTTGGAGCTATGCTCCATATCATAATTCAAATTTAAAATGTCAAATAAAAAGGTTATATTGCCATATATGTTCAAATGGTTGACAGCCATCCTATCACATTTTGTGTGTAGAAAGTTAATCGCAACGTGTTACCAGTAGTAGGCCCTGTTGATGGATTCATTTTGAATTGTGGTCACTGCATGATATTCTGTACACACCAACATCACTTGGACAGCCATGCGCCGTAGCGTGTGGTATGCACCCTAGGTCTTTGTCCACTACTGAGTATGTTTACATACCTAATGTCATAGTACCTTCTCAAGTAAAAGTCTAGAGAACGTGAACCTAACACGCAAAATTTTGGTATCCCCACGACCGGGAGAAATAATATGTCACCCCAACGCTCCAGTACGCAATTTAAAGATTAATCGATAATTATGTGCGAATTTCACTATGATTTTGTGAATAATGAGCCCTTCTATTATTGTGATTGCAATCATTGCGATTATCAGGATGAGAAGGAAGAAGGTTTTTTAAACCTTAATGTTGGCTGTGGAGATCGAGACTCTTTTACGGTCGTAAGAACATTCAAACTCGATCCAGAACTCAGTGTATCTACGCTGATGTCTTGGATGGATGTTCGTGGGGACCTTCGTGGTCCCCATTTGTTCTATAGAGGGCGCAAGCTCTCTATGGAACGCACACTCAGCTCATATGGAATAGCTGATTTTGAACACGTTGTCTTTCAGACAGTGTGGCCTCATCTTGCTACCATTGAGCTATCACAACGTATTATCACAGACGAAGAACCACAAGAGTGGCCTCGTGTAGTGACATGGCAAACTAGCGGATTCCTTAATAAATGGAGACTGCAATCTGAAGAAAATTCTTCTGTTTTTAGTGAACTTTTGTCACGTGTGAGTGCTGCTCGATCCACTTTTCTAGATAAAGATGATTTGTGGATGTTTGAGCTCTTCGAAAATTTCTTTCAAACAATATATTGGTTGAAGAAGTGCGATAACAAGAGAGACTTTGCTGCTATAGCACATCTTTCTTATAAACTGTTTACAGGTCGCACCCTAACACATCAATGTAAAAATTTCCTCTTGCGGGAAAATACTATCCTTCAGAGTGACTTTGAAGAGTATATAAAGAGCTTTCGTGACATTTTCGATGTCACGCACTTGGCTTTATCTTCGCCTTTGGTAAAGAAGATGCACGAACTCTACACATACTTGCTCGTACAAGGGTTCTTATCCAAGTTTGGCATGGAAGTCTCTGACAAGGAGTTTCATAGCTTGACTGGTAGAAGCGGCAAGTCTTATCGCAACCCAACATCATTGTTGGTGTGTGTGGTGGACTCCGCACTTTTCATATGCGAAAAGCTTATAGATTTTAGGAAGACGGGAGATCCGACGGCCTTCATCCATTCTGATTCCACCTATAGTGCGTGGTCCGATGAAGCAGACAAAGTTCTCGAGTTGGCCCCGTTCACCTCCAATCTAGGGGCGCACGGAACGTCCTATTTCTCTTTTGTTTCTAATCTTAATGATGTTATAGAGAGAGGTGAAGCTATTCGCAAGCACTCCAAGACAAACATTGGAGTAGAGAGCACTGCGCTGGGCCGTAAGTTACAGAATCTACACCTACTGAAAAACGTGGAGATCACAAGACGTGCGTCACAGAAGGAGCGGGAAGCCCCTTTTGGCGTTCTTGTGCACGGTGCCTCGAGTGTTGGAAAGTCCACTTTTACCAAAATGTTATACTACTATTATGGAAGTTTGCATGGATTGGAGAAAGACGATCATTTCCGTTATGTTCGGAACCCCGCTGATGAGTATTGGAGCAATTTTGATTCCAGCAAATGGTGTATTCAAATGGATGATATTGCGTTCCTTCTACCATCAAAATCTTCTGAAGTTGATCCAACTTTGAAAGAAATGCTTAATGTGGTAAATAATGTTCCATACGTGCCACCACAAGCAGCTTTGGAAGACAAGGGCAAAACACCTGTTTTAGCCAAATTAGTGGTTGCCACGTCTAATGCTAAGGATTTGAATGCTCATGAGTATTTTTATTGTCCTTTAGCTGTGCGTCGTCGACTACCATATGTTGTCCATGTCACTCCAAAGACAGAATATCTACATAGTAACAAAAAATTTCTCAATACTGAAGCCATCCCTGACTTCGATGGTACTTATCCTGATTTTTGGAATATTACTGTTCAAAAAATCATTCCTATCGAAGCCAATGGTCGCGATCGCGCTAAGTTGGTTGATGTGGAAAAATTTGACAATGTGTTGGAATTTTTGGAACATTATGGAAGAGCATCCATGGAGCACTTGAATGTACAAGGCCGTTCGCATGAATGTGACGCAGGAATGCGTGACATTAGTGTATGTCCCTTGTGTTTTAAAATTTCCACTGATTGTTCTTGCCTCCAGGTGGCAGAAGTGTCGTACCTGGCTATTGTGAAGAGAACATTTTTTGAAATGGCCTGTTCATATTTTATATGGGTTTTGTCATGGTCCTGTGTTGTATCCTATGTGAAGTTTGTCGCACGCGTGAGGTTTGCGCGGCGTTGCATTGCTAAGTTCAGCAATATGCTAAGCATGAGAATTCAAATACAGATTTACGCAATATTGAATGGCGCACCCATACCCAAAGAGTATAAATATGCTCTTTTGAGTTTGTCAGCGATGGGCATCGTTTTGTACATGTACTCTCGACCAAAAAAGAATGAAGAGTATTGCAAGATGAGTCCACAGGGAAACAAGCTCAGCACTACTGAGTTAGATTTGGAGACTGAGACAACATCGAATGTATGGTATGATCCTATTATGGAATTGAGTACTTTCGATGTTCCCCCAGCTTCTCTCAGTAATGCCTCAATGTCTGAAACTCAAATACGAGACCTATTTGCACATAATTGTGTGCGTGTCCACATTACAGCTTTGGACTGCAATTATTCATGCCGCACAGGCGGTGTGTTTGTTCGCGGTCAAACTTTGTTGACTAATGGTCATGTCTACAAGAATGGAGCACGTTATCGCATTGAGATTCAGAATATGATCAAGCAAGGATTGAGCTCAAATCACATAATCACTATCAAGAGAAGTGATATAAGCTTTCTTCCAGAGCGAGATCTAGCAGGGTTTCAGTATTATCCATGCCTCCATATAAAGACATCACCAAATTTTGGAATACTGATACCATGCCTGTTTCGCGCATGGTGAGTCTTAAAAGGAATATTGATGGACGTGTCGTCTACCAGAATGTTTTCGGCGTTAATCATATCAATCAATTTCCTATAGAGGCTTTAAATATTAGCACTCCCATGTACATGGGGAAAGGTGAAGAACTCACTCAACCTGGTGATTGTGGGTCACTTGGTGTAGCTATTACTCCACGTGGTCCTGTGATCATGGGTATCCACACTGTTGGTTATAATAATATGTGTGGGTTCCCTCATGTCACTAGGGAATGTTTGAGTGAATTCCTTTGTAAATCCACTGCTATTAAACACGCGAGCGGTGGAGGTGAACCAGTGATATCACTCAATGGTGATGTTCAACTAGTGACACCACATCACAAGAGCTTGTTTCGATACTTGCCAAATGGTACAGCCCGAATTTATGGAAGTTTTCCAGGATTTAGGCCCAAACATAAGAGTCGTGTTATTCGAACACCTATTTGCAAAAAAGTTCTTGAACATTTTAAGACTGTTGTCAAGCATGGCAAACCAGCCATGGATGGTTGGGAACCCTGGAGGAAAAATGTCATTGAAATGGTTCAACCTACAGTTAATTATGACAGAGATGTTTTACGCAAAGCGCGTGACATGTTTTTCTCCGAGATATTAGATTCTCTACCTAAAGAATGGGAAGGAGAATTAGTTTTTCTTTCTCGCAAAGCAACAGTTAACGGATTACCTGGTGTTAAGTTCATTGATCGTATCAATTGTAATTCATCCATGGGTCATCCATGGAATACAACTAAAAAGAAATATCTGGTACCCGATCCTTGTGAATTGTATCCTGAAGGTGTGGATTTCGTTCCTGAAATATGGGATGAAGCCAACAAAATTGAGGAGCTGTATGCAAGTGGTCAGCGTGCTATGCCAGTATTTACTGGTCATCTGAAAGATGAACCAACACCCCTAGCAAAATGCGAGGCCAAGAAGACGCGAGTCTTCACGGGTTCGAGTGTTCCATTTAGTTTAGTTGCGAAAACACTTACTCAGCTTTGTGCGACTACTTCAAAAGAATAAATTTGTTTTCGAAGCAGGACCTGGTGTTGTAGTCCAATCCATGGAGTGGACAAACATCTATGATTATTTGACACAATTTGGTTCTGAACGCATGGTTGCAGGAGATTATGCCAAGTTTGACAAGCGTATGATTGGAGACTTCATTCTTATGGCTTTCGACATTATCATAGAACTCCATGCCAAAGCAGGTTTTGATGAATCTGAATTAAAGATACTACGCGGCATTGCTTGCGATACAGCTTTCCCAGTGGTCAATATGAACGGTGATCTAGTAGAATTTTATGGTACTAATCCTTCAGGTCACCCTCTTACTGTTGTTATAAATTCGTTAGTTAATAGTTTGTATATGCGTTATGCTTTTATTAGGCTGAGTGATCAGAACTGTAATAGTTCATTATCATTTCAAAAGCATGTGAAACTTTTCACCTATGGAGATGACAACATTATGGGTGTATCCGGAGATGTGCCGTGGTTCAATCACACCACTATTCAAGAAACTCTTTCTGAGATTGGTGTGGAATACACTATGGCAGACAAGGGTGCTGAATCCATACCTTACATAAACATCAACCAATGTTCTTTTCTTAAGCGGACGTGGAGATTTGATGATGAAGTGGGGGCATATTTAGCACCCCTAGAGGAAGAATCTATACACAAGAGTTTAACCACTTGGATTCCTTCCGGGACCATCGATAAATATAAACAGACTGTTGACGTTTTATCATCAGCAAATTCTGAATATTTTTTCTATGGTCAAGCTACTTTTGAGAGACATCATAAATTCTTTCAAGAGTTATTATTGTGTGAACCCTACTGTTACTATGTGACAGAAACGACACTCCCCGGTTGGGACGAACTGAAAGATCGGTTCTGGGAGGCGTCGGGGAAATTAGTCTCAGCCACACAATGTGGTCTTGGCAGGTCTCATTGTGTTAACAAATCGTCATGCAACAATCAAGATTCGGCTCAGAAAGTACGTGAGCAAGAGTTGATTCCAGTCACTCAAAGTACTGGAAATATTTCATCATGTGGTCCAGATGAAATTATTAGTCCACAATCGTTCAACATTCAAGCTGAGGAGCTGGTCGCTCCTGAAGCTGTAGAATCCACCACTGGTGTCTTGGAAACGGAAGAAATCAGTGAAACTGTTACTTTCGTTGATAACGCTGGTGGTGTGTATGTGAATTTGCCATCTTCTGGAAACAGTGTAGCACTTGTCGATAATACGGATGATTTAAGTTTGGGTTCATTCCTTGCTCGTCCCACACTTATCGACACTTTCACGTGGTCTACAGGAGATTTGCCAGGTGTGAAGAAAACCATTAAACCATGGTATAATTTCTTGAATAGCACACCTATCAAAAAGAAAATTGAAAATTACGCATTTTTGCGTGGAAACCTTCATATTAAGGTCCTCATCAATGGTACACCATTTCAATATGGTGCTATGCGTGCATGCTATTCCCCCCTGTTGGGATGGGTCGGAGATAAGATCAGGACAAATACTGTCACTGATGTTGCTTTAGGAGTTCCTTACTCCCAGCAACCAGGCTTCTTCCTATACCCCCAGTCCAATTCGGGAGGGGAAATGCCCCTACGTTTCTTTTTGCACAAGAATTGGATGGATATTACCTCAGCAACTGAAGTGCAAAATATGGGAACATTAAATTTCTTCATTTTTGCACCATTGGCTGTTGCTGTTACAGGTGGTTCCACCAGCGTCACTGTACGTACATACGCATGGATGACTGATGTGCAGCTCATGGGAGCGACATCAAAGTTTGCTTTGCAAGGTGATGAATATGGTGAAGGAATGGTATCAGCTCCAGCTTCGGCCGTGGCGGCCGTTGCTGCAAGGCTGAGTTCTATCCCTCTTATTGGAAGATTTGCAAGGGCCACAGAAATTGGAGCTTCAGCAATGTCTTCTATTGCCTCATTATTTGGGTACACAAATGTTCCTGTTATTGAGGATGTCAAAGCTTTGCACCCAATGAATGCGCCCATGTTGGCGTCTGCACACATAGGCACACCTATCCAAAAATTGACTTTGGATCCAAAACAAGAGCTGTCTATTGACCCCTCTCCTCATGGTATTGGAAGTGCTGATGAATTATCATTAGCATATCTTAAAACCAAGGAGAGCAACTTTGCAGTTGTCAATTGGAGCACAACCGACACAACTGGTACTGAGCTTTTCAACATGCGCGTCTCACCATCTCTATGGGATTTTGTTGACATTCCAAATCAATCAGCTGTAGCTGTGGGAAAGCGTGTATATCACACACCACTTTCCTATATTGGTGGTATGTTCAAACACTGGAGGGGTGACATTATTGTCAGAGTGAAGATAGTATGTACTAAATTCCATAAAGGTAGACTTAAAATTAGTTATGATCCCCGTGGAAATATTGCTGCTGTCGATCCTGAGGAAAACACCGTGTACACTCAAATCATCGATATTGGTGAAAAGGATGACATAGAATTTGTTATTCCTTACCATCAAGATACGGGTTGGCTCAAACATGATCAAACTATTCAAGATAATTGGACTGCTGGCAATGCTCTTGTTCAGCGCCCTGGTGTTGATAATGGCATTTTCACGGTTCGTGTTTTAAATACATTGACAGCTCCAGCTTCTGGTTCTTTGTATTTGCTCTTCTTTGTCCGTGGCGGGGACAACTTTGAGTTTGCCAATCCTGCAGGCCATATTGGGCCTGATTCTGCCAACATTGTTCCGAGTTTCTTCGCACTTCAAAGTCAAGATACAACGGATTTAACACCCACGCGAATCACCGTGGGTAATCCTAGTAAAGTACTTCCAGAGAGATATGCCCTCAACTTTGGTGAGTGTGTTGGATCACTCAGGAATATTTTGCACAGAGCTATGGTGTTCGAAACCACACCATTTCCTACTGGTCTTAATGGCAACTACAATATTGTCAGAAAGGCTTATAAGCGTATGCCATACACTCCTGGTTATTTTACAGCGTTTGTTGGTACTTCGGCAAGTAAAATTGTTGCTGCTTCTGGAAATACAGGTTATGTTTTCAACACTATGCCACATATTGCTTACATCTCTGGAATGTTTCTCGGATATAGAGGTGGAGTGAACTATATTGTCACTCCCTCGTCCGACAATTATGATGCTATTGATGATGTACGAGTGGTGCGAGCCACTGATACTAGTGCAAGCAGTGCACAAAATCGCTACATTAATTCTGTGGCGGGTACTGCACTGCCAACACCCTCTGCAAAAGCTCATTTCCTAAATAGGAATTGGGCTTTTCGTGATGGTATTGCTGGTATGGCTATTACTGACACCCGTACTAATGGATCATTGATGTTTAACATCCCTGATTACAACAATTACAACTTTTCCTTGGTTGACCCTTCAATCTATTTGACAGGTTCATCCTTGGACGGGACTGATGTTCAATCTGTTCTTTTACAATTTCTTTTGAAAAAGACTGATGCAGCTGGTCCCGATGCCATTGGGGCCATTTCTCTTCAATCAGAAGTATCAGCTGGTCCCGATTTTACATGCCTACACTTTTTGTGTTGTCCCACCTTGGATTATTCCAATGGTGAGCCATCACCAGTGTTGGTTTAGGCACCTAACGGTGTCCATGGGTGTCTAAAAGAGATTGAATCTCTACCCTTAGGACATGCCGGAGCTGAATAAATTTGCTTTTCAGCTGGGTTATTGAAGATAAGCTTTCCATTAAAGGATGCGTTGCAGTCGCATCCGCCCATATTTGGGTTGTACGCTGAGTATCTGCGGTTATTAATTACACAAGAGTTTTGTACCTTGTGGCTGTATAGCCGCAGGGGAAATTTTGCTCAGTGATAATTGTAACCTTTTGTAGGTACTGTGGTTAGATA